CCACCTTTGACGGTGGAGCCAAAAGCGATGGTCTTGTTATGCCTCGTCGATTCGATGATCCTGCAAAGGCTACATTTGCAAGAGATGGCTTCGACTCTTCTTTTGGCCAGTTTTCTGATACGGCTGTTAACTTCGCTAGAAGACTTGGGGGTGGTGTTCAAGCCTTGCTTGATATAGACTCTATTAACAGAGCACGTGGCGCTACAAAAGAGCCTATCGGAACTAGAGGTGAGAAAGACTTTGAGTTCGTACCGTCAGGACCTCTTGCTCTACTTACTGAGTCTATTGATGCTCATACTCTGCCTCTTGAGGAACTCAATCCTCGATCCGCTATACTCACTGCAGAAGAGGCTAATGCTCGATTTGAGATACCTGGACATCTTAAATTCAATGACAACGTTACATTTGAAGAAGCAGATATACTCCACTTCAAAAAGCTAGAAGAGTTACGAGATATAGATATTCAGAACAGAACAAGAGGAGTCCTAAACAATACGGCCGCTTTGTCTATGGAGATGATTACCCTTGCTCTTGATCCTATCAACCTCGGCGCTTTGTTTATTCCTTTCGTAAGAGAGACCCGTGCTGCTGCTCTTGTTGCTAGATTTGGTACATTAAAAGGAAGAGCTATTGTCGGAACTATAGAGGGTTCTCTAGGTACTGCTCTGCTAGAGCCTCTTGCTTTGGCTGGCACCTCAGTTACTGGTGCTGATTATGCTATGCACAATGCGGTTCTTAATGTAGCATTCGGTAGCGTTTTCGGCGCTGCTCTACATCCTCTCGCAGGTAACATAGGCGATCGTATACGCGCAGGACGAGGAGCCACTATCGGTGAGGCTGCTCCTGAGGTTATTGAAGATATACGAGCTCAAGTGCGTGATGAGATGGCGGCCGTAAAAGACACTGATCCTGAACTAGCAACAAGACTTGAGACTGTTCTAAGCCGTGTTGACGATGCAGAGAAATCAACAGACTTAAATGAGTTCAGTAGTATCATTGATGAGGTGGATGATTCTCTAAAGCAAGCATACGTTGAGGCTATCCAAGAAACTCAGGACGGCGTCGTAGATCTTCTACAGGTGCTTGATATTGATGAGCCTATTCCAGGAATTAAAGCGAAGGCTGAGGCTGATCCTGATATTCCTAAGCGCAGTGAACAAGTAAAAGAAATAGTTGCCAAGCCTGCTAAGGAGCAACCAACCATCAAAGACCTTGTGGATCCTGAGACAGACCTTGCAGCCAGGACAACAGCCGTAGGCCAGATGCTTAATAAAGGGCGTGTTGATGTGGAACCAATCATAAGGTCCGATAAAAAGGTTAAGGCGCGCAAGAAGAAGAAGCAAGAAGCTAGCAAGATAGAATCCTTTTTAAAAGACGGTGAAAAGACCCCTGTTCAGCTCATCAAGGAATTAAAAGCCCTTAGAAGGAAGCTAAAACAAGACAGGCCTAAATCTAGTAAGCTAGAAAAGAAAGCCACAGATGCTCGACTGAAGACCATTGAGTCTCAGTTAGATGCTCTAGAAGAAGGTGTAGATGACCTCGGGACAAATCAACAACCCGCAAAAAATGAGTCAATCGATGGTATTAGTGAGACTAAAGAAGTTAAAAAGAAGTCCACACGTCAACCCAAAGATGCACCAGGTGTAATTGAGAGTGTTAAATTTATCGAAATCGATGGTAAAAAGATACCTGTCAAGCGTGTAACAGAGGGCAAGTCCGGCATACCTAAGAAAGAACTTGAGGCTGAGATTCTTCACGGTGTTGTGGAGCCTATACCTCCTAAGGATGCTTTAGATGTTGCTGAGCGTTTTAATGAGCTAGATGATGCAGTGCTGAATGACATTCCAGACGATCCAGATTTCTTCTCTAGTGATGATCCTTTCGTAGCTAAGACAGATGATGACTTTATCTCGGATATGGATCAAGACATCGATGAAATTACTGAAGACCTTAGAAGTATTGGAGACGGATTAGAAGATGTAGATAAAAATGTTCTCAATGCTAAGATAGATAAGGTTAATGAGGACTTTAAAGAAACTGAAAAACTGGATACTCAGGTGAGCAAGGGCGGTAAGTCGGCTGTTGAGTGTTTAGCCGCTAGGAGAGCACAGCTTAAAAAGAAACTTAAGGAGCTATAATGGCTAAGGGCACGTTGGATGCAGGAGCTTGTTTAGTAAAGATACGAAGAGCCTCTGGCAATAAGAATTTATCACAAAAAGATGCACAAGATCTTATGGACGGTGTGGAGGCCCACATACGCTCAGTAAAGAATCGATGGACTCCGTCAAAATGGACTCCTGATGATTTACAAGAGGCTGTGCTCAAGTACATCACTAAGAAGACTAATGAGAAGAAGCTCGCTGGTCTTATCAAAAAGAGAGCAGAGCTTGTCAACATAGCTGCTGAGCGCAATATCACTAACTATGTAGACCGTTTCGATAATAACCCAACCGCAGGTATTGATGCCTATGGTACTGGAACAGTAAGATCGTTCCAAGGTGCTCGTCTATCTACAGATTCTAAAGGCAAAGCACTATCTCAACAGTTCCAAGGCTGGCTGCTTAATGACCTAGAAAAAGCAGGGGTTTACGCTGAGTTCGTTCGAGGTAAACTTGGTAAAGAAATGTTCATTGAGCTCTATGAGATGAAGCCGGGTGGTGTTCCAGGTAAGAGTGGTAGTGAGGCAGCTAGGAAGATGGCAGAGGTTGTTACAAAATACCAGAACAAGGGGATTGATTTGGCCAATCGCGCAGGGGCTTTCATTATCAAAAAGCCTGGGCATGTTGGTAGAGTAGGTCACGATCAAACCAAGATAAGAAGAGCCACCTTTGAACAATGGCATGATGATATACTTCCTTTGCTCGATGGAGATAAAACCTTTGCTGATGTAGATAATCCTCGACAAATGCTCAAGGATATATACCGATCCTTACTGTCTGGCAATCACTACAAGCTGGATGATGTCAGTCAAGAGGGAGCTCTAGGATTCACAGGCTCTGCTAACGTAGCCAAGAGATTGAGTAAGGTAGATTCTCTACACTTTAAAGACGGTGAATCCTTCTACAACTATAATGAGAAATATGGTTCAGCACAAGCCCATGAGCTTGTTGTATTTGGAATGGATCACTTAGCTAGATCAGCAGTATTGCTGCAAGACTGGGGAACTAACCCTAAAGCAATGATGAGGAAGATTGTAGAAAAGTATACGAATAAGTTCATCGATGAGCCTAAGATAACAGATGCTTTGAAATCAGATCGCCTTGAGAACATTATGGCGGAGCTTGATGGCACTACCAGGATACCTAAACACCTGACAGCCGCTCGAGTGTTCTCAGGAGTTAGACTTCTGCAGACAGTATCTAAATTGGGCATGGCTACTTTATCCTCTGTAACAGATATTCCTATACAAGTCCACAGTGCTTTGAGAGAGATTGGAGTTAATCCTTTCACAGGATACTTGAATGGTTTTACGAGCATGGTTAGAGGCAGGTCTTCAGGAGAGACCCAGGCAATATCTCGATCACTTGGTGCAGGCTTTGATGGTATTATTGGCGACATCGTATCGAGGATATCTTCAAGTGATGGTATCCACCAGGTTATGTCGAGGACTCAGCGACAGTTCTTTAAACTAAATCTCATGTCATGGTGGAATGACTCACAAAAGACAGGACTAGTAACCTTGGTCTCCACTCATTTAGCAGGGAGTGCTGATAAACCCCTGTCCAAGGTCGGTAAGGAGTTGCAAGAAACCTTTAAGATATTCGACGTGAACGAAAGAGAGTGGAACATAATCCGAAGCACTGCTTGGGACGCAGGTAATGGCAGCAAGTATATTACTACAGATAAGATTGAGGCTCTTCCTGATGAGGTATTCAGAACCAAATTATTCCAAGACGGAATCAATGAACCCAGTGCCAATCAGATAGCGGACGCTCGATTTGATCTAACGCTCAAAGTACAAACCATGTTTCAGGATCTATCAGACACAGGCATACCCGTTCCAGGTGCTTCTGAGCATGCAACACTAAACCAAGGAACAAGGCCTGGTAGTATACTTGGAGAATCTCTTAGACTAATGGCTCAGTTTAAATCGTTTCCTTTGACTCTACTCCACAAGGTTGTTGGAAGAGCTGTGCTTAGAGGTGTGGAAGACCCTAACCTAAACCCAATCAAAGCTCTTATAACAGGTAAGTCTGATATAATGGGACTGTCTCAGCTCATGGTTGGTTTATTCACTTTCGGCTACATGTCGATGACGATGAAAGAAGCTGTTAAAGGAAGAACGCCTCCTCCTCTCAATGTTAGAAACATACAAAGAGCTATGGCTCAGGGCGGAGGACTAGGTATCTACGGCGATGTTATTTTTGGTGAATTCTCTCAGTTCGGATCCTCTCTTTTAAGCCAACTAGTAGGCCCGTCTGTAGGGCAGTTTGATAGTGTGGGTGAGTTGTTTACACGATTTAAGCAGAACGAGAAACCAGCTAAATCAGCAGTAAGACTACTAACAAATAATATGCCTGGATCTAACCTATTTTACACTAAGTGGGTTCTAGACTATCTGTTCCTTTCAAACCTAAATGAGTTAATGAATCCAGGGTATTTAAATCGGTTAGAACAGAGAACGCAAGAGCGTGGGCAAAGACACTTCATTCCGCCTAATTAGGAGATTGACATGACGTTATCAACACTTGATTCAATTATATTTGACGTGGGCAACGGTGTAGTAGATGCATACACCTTTCCGTATCAAGTAGAGCTTAACACGCATCTTGTTGTAAAGATACTTGATCTGACAACAAAGGTTGCAACAACTCAGGTTCGTGGCGGAGCCAACCCATTCGACTACACAGCTGTAGTTGCTGGTGACAAGCTATCTGCTACAGTTACATTTAACACAATCCCATCCTCGAATGAAGCAATTATTATTGAGAGAATTGTTCCTATAACACAAACCCAAGGGTATTTGGCTGCTGGAGGTTTCCCTGCAGTACTTACTGAGAGAGCTCTTAGTCTTCAAGCCATGATATCCCAGCAGCTAGATTTAAAGCTATCTAGAATGTTTGGCTTTAACTCAGATGTAACAGATATTGGTACCGTTCAGTTGTCAGCCAATGCTACTGATCGAGCCCTCAAAGCTCTTTTATTTGATAGCGCGGGCGACTTGGCTCTTGGAACGCCTACACTGCAAACAATATCAGGGGTTAATCCTGCTAGCGCGGATGGTGTTAGAGATAAGATGGTGGCTAATAACGATATCAAGCTGGTAAATGACTACAGGCTTGTAGGCCATTTGCCTCTTGCTGGAGGCACTCTCACAGGTCCTGTTAACATGGATAAGGGGGCTGACGTCGCTAGTGCTGCTTCACCTGATATATGGTTAACCGCCGAAGGCAACTATCAGTTCATGACTGGAGTTACAACAGTAACTGGATTCGAACCTGCTCCACAAGCTGGAGCGCATAGGGTTATACAAGCCAACGGTATATTTCAACTGACACACGGAGCAAACCTAGTGCTTCCTGGAGCTCGTGACATACAGACTGCTGTTGGCGACCGCTTTATTGTATACGCTGAAACGACAACCAAGTTTGTTGTTGACTACTATAGAGCAGACGGTTCTCCTGTACGAAACGGTAGAATATTGCAAAGTGGCTCAGTTTCTGTTGGGACTGGAACTTCTAAAGTAATAATAGACACCACCACTCTTGATCAAGATGGTCTGGCTAATTTTATAGACCCAAATGAAATAACTATCAACATACAAGAGCTTAGTGTTGACGTTGCAGCAGTTCCTATTATTCAGCTAGGAGATTCTGGTGGTATTGAAGTAACAGGGTACTCTGGTTTGGGAGGCAGTATGGCCGCTGCAGCCGCTGGTGTATTTAACACCGTTGGATTCAACCTTATTAATACACTAGCTGCAGCTAATTTTCTCACAGTTTCTATTGTTCTTACTCGACTAGGTGGAACTCTTTGGTCTGTTCACGGTACCGGTCATCTTGAAGGGCCTCTTGGTACTTTTATATCGTTAGTTTCTTTTAATGGACTTAAGGGGCTTACTGGAGGTGTATTAGACCAGATTCTTCTTACCACTGTCGCAGGTACTTCTGTTTTTGACAATGGATCGTACAATGTTAACTGGACATAAGAAAGGGGAGTTATGTCAGATGTAGAAACGAAGGGGATCATTCAGGTTCTATTTGCTTCGATATTAGGAATATGGACTGTTCTCACAGGGCGCGTGCACAAAAGAATTAATGCAGTTGAGAAGGCCAAGCTAGATAAGTCTGCTTTCATCGAATTCAAAGAAGCCGAAGCCTCTAGACACAAAGATACGAAAGACACAGTTCTTCGCGTTGAAAAGAAGATGGATCACTACTTTAATAACTACAGAGACTAGGAGGAACTATGTTGTTACCTGGATTGAAAACCTACATCGTCATCGGGGCTGCACTGTTCAACACAGTGTATCAGGCCTATACTGGCGACTCAACCGCTTCTATGTGGCAAGACTTGCTTAACATGTGGAGCAATCTCAACGTTAACGAACTGCTGACTGAGATGAGTATAGCTACTCTTCGTGCCGGTGTCGCTAAGGTAGAGAAGAAAGGATTACTTTGAAAAAAACACTCCTCACACTAATAACCCTTGTTCTGCTATCAGGTTGTACTACTGATGGTAGTCCAGTAAACTTTAATGATGGTACTTGGTCGAAGTGTACCTACACTGATAAGAAAGGTGGAGCCAAAGCTCTCCCTCTTCAACTCGGTGGATCTCCATTAACCTGGATCGAACCTGACGGAACAGGGGTTGATTGCGTTGGTATTCCTAAGCATGAATAGGTTCTCTAATAGTTCGCAACGGCGCTTGCTTACCTGTGACACGCGGCTCCAAGTCATAACGTCTAAGGCATTATTGGTTATGGACTGCAAGGTTATATCAGGTCGTAGAGGAAAGGAAGAACAGGATTACCTGTTTGATACAGGTAGAAGTAAGTTACAATATCCTGATAGCGAACATAACGAAGAGCCTTCCAAGGCTATTGATGTTATTCCTTATCCTATTGACTGGTCTGATAGAGAACGGATGACCTTGTTTGCAGGCATCATGCTAGGCATTGCTTCTGAGATAGGAGTCACTCTCCGCTGGGGCGGAGATTGGGATCGTGACACTCAGCTAAGTGATAATTCTTGGGATGATTTAGCTCATTTCGAGATAGTGGATTAGCCACCCAAGCAGTCGAGGACCATATCAGATAGAGTTTTCTTGGCCTTAAGAGCCATGACAATTTTCTCATCTATGGTCTTCTTTGTAATAATGTCGACATAGGTTACTGTTTTCTTTTGGCCTATTCGATGTGCCCTGTCCTCAGACTGGAGCCGATGCTCTAGGTTAAAACTATTGCTATAATAGATCACGTTTTGGGCCTCCGTTAACGTGATCCCATAAGCTCCAGTTTGGGGACTCCCTACAAAGAAACGCATTGAATCGTCGGGGTCCTGAAACCTCTGGATATTTACCTTCCTCTCATCTCGCGGTGTCGCTCCGTAGTAAGTTCCCACCGTATGAGAACCATACTTCTCTTTCAGGACTTCGGCGATCTGCTGAAGGTTGTCTTTATACCCTGCCCAAATGATTATCTTCCCGTTCATCTCTTCTATGACATTAAGCAGGGCTTCCATCTTGTTATTCTCTAGCAGCTTGTTTGTGCCATCAATGACAGGGAATATCCCACATGTGATTTGATGTATGCGTAACAGAACTCCTAGGGCGTTAGAAGCTGTGAGCTCTTCTCCCTGATACTCAGCAACAGCTAAACCTAGCATGTCATCATACAGGCTTTGTTGTTCATCTGTTAACTCTACCTTTATTGTCTCAAACACTTTGTCTGGTAGATCCAAACAATCCTCTTTATAGATCTGGAATGAGAACTTCTTCATCATCTCTATAAGCTCATCTACTCTTTGGTAGCCTGTCACCTTTTTAATGATCCTATCTCTAGAGATGCGCTGGTCTTCCATGATAGCATATCTGGCTCTGAAGCTGAAGTAGGTGGAGTGGCCATGAAGCTCTTGGCCAAGGAAGTCCATTTGAGCGAAGACGTCCAAAGGATTCTGTACAATAGGTCTACCAGTCATGATTCGCCGATACAGAGCTTGAAGACCTATATTCTTACAAGCTATAGTTCTCTTAGCCTTGTGGTTCTTGATCATCGTAGATTCGTCTATGCCCATGATACACTTAGCACCACTGACAAAACGATATGCAGCGTCGATAGGTTTCTTAGCCGACATAGCTTCTGTGTTCATTACCAGTATTCTCAACTGATCGCAAGGCCTGCAAATATCATCAAAGTCATGCTTAAACCCCTTGTTCCCTGCCTTCGTTGAATCCCATAAAAGTATCTTATACTTTATGTGGCTCGGTATGTGGATAGGGATGTGCTCATCGACCCAGTCAGCATAGGATCCTTTTCCGGCTAGGATCAAAACGCAATCTATCTTGCTTGCATCATATAGATAGGAAAATGTGTCTATCATTACTTTAGACTTACCAGTTCCCATATCCATAAACAAGCCATAAGCCTCTTCTTCCTTCGACCTGTCCCAGCAGACGAACTGATGATCGTAAGGCACTGTCTTAAATGGGTATACTTTCTTATCCATTGATGTCTCCTTTTTTGTTAAATCCTACGTGCTCTACTTTACACTTTCCTAGTTCTTTTTTCTTTTCTCTTAGCTCCTGCATCAGCTTAAACTCTCCCAAAACATGGCAGTTATTCATACACTTCTCATAGAATTCAGCAAGTTCACAACCAGGACTATCTGTAACTCGCATCCAGTTGTTGAAGTAAGTGTACCCTGTTCTTTGTGACATATAAGCTTCCACAAACTGATCTAATCTTCTAGATCTTCCATACTGTCTTCCACCAGCGTTTGCAAGTCTCCTTCGGCTATCTTCAAATCTCGCAGAACCTGTTCCATAGCGAGCCGCGTCACGAATAGCACCTATCCTAGGATCTTCTTGATCACTATGATAACTACCTTGACGTAGATAATGAAGCTCTTCCATAGAGAGGCCTCTGTACCTGTCAGGAAGGCCTGGAGGAGGTGGCGTTCGGTTGAGTAGCCTTCTGCTAGTCTTTATAAAATCTATCTTAGACTTTCCACTTTCTGCTAAGTTGTAGAAGAAGATATTAACAGCTTCCTCAAACGGAACGCCATGTCTGTCAGGCTTCATTGTAAAAAGATAACGATCATTCTCAAGCCTCAATTGAGCTTTCTGGATATCTACTTTCATCTCACCCACAAGGAACTCATTAAGGGTATACCCTATTCTAGCATTTTGATCTACGTATTCAACAGGTGCTGCAAGTGTTTGTCCAGGCCAGTCCGTTCTTGGTATAGTTAATAGATACTCACCCATCTCCCGTATTAGTTCCATTTTCAAATAGTCGCACAATTGCTCTCTGCTTGCTCCTGTCATATCTCGAGGAACGCGTATAGCGCAGTGCTTCTCTTCTGGTGACATATTAGACCTCGAAGAACATGTTAGTTTTAGGACTGATTATGTACAGCCGTTTCTTTGCTCGAGTTATTGCTACGTAAAAAACCTTACGTTCTTGCGTATCATCAGCGTTGTATTGCTGATAGACTTTGTAAGACAGATCAGTCATCACAACAACATTATCGGCCTCACCGCCCTTTACTCCGTGAATAGTCGAGATCTTTATTCGTGGGCGCATAAGGTCCTCACCTTGTCGTAGACCTGAAATATAGAACTCTCTGATCTCTGCAGGTATTAGATCTAGAGCCTGATGCCAGATGCCTTGCATAGACAATCCCATCTGTCGTAGCTCAGATAGCATTATGTGGCTCTTCTTTGCTAGCTTTTTGAGCTCCTTATATTCCACGTGGTTGCCGTTATTTTTAGACGCATACCTACATATATTAAGCACATTTTGGTAGAGAATAGGTTTATTCTGGCAACCCCTAGTCCATCCTAGTATTGCACTCATAATATTATTTTTCACCGTATCATTACCACGAGCCTCAAAAGGCCATCCGTTTACATGGCAACTATCTTTATAGTCTTTGAGCATGTAGCCGTTACGTGCTAGTAGAAGCCACGTGCCAGTATCCTTACTCATGTCAATATGATCATAGTCTGACTCATAGGATACAAGCCCTTTTTCTTTTTTAGGCTTAAACACTTTAGTCTGTCTATTACCCACATGCTTAATAATATCATTCGATAGTTTGTGGATATTTACTGGGATACGATAACTCTGATCCAGTACTCTTATTTTGAATCCTTGTTGATGTCTCTTGCAGTCGATAAGATAATCAGAGTCAGCACCAGCCCAATGGTAGATCGCTTGGTCATCGTCTCCAGCAATGTAGATATCCTCAGCAGTCTCAATGATCGCCTCTATAATATCCCATTGCAGCGGAGATAGATCTTGCGCCTCATCTACGATAAGAACTTTGATACCGAGCTTAGACATATCTTTCTCAGAAAACATGACTAACATATCAGTGAAGTCATATAAGCCCCTGTCTAGCTTGAAAGCAGTATAGGCTCTATCAGTTCGTTCTAATTCGTTCCAATCTATGAGTTCATCATCTGCCTCTTCCCAGGCCTGAACAAGGGGTATTTTGCGTACTCTGGCTAGGTTGATAAGGAAAAAGAGTCTATCGCCCACGTTCTTAGTGGACAGTGTTCCCTCCTCCATGTTAGCATAGCCTGAGACTTCTATCCCTAACAGGTCTCCTAGCTCTTGGAAGTCTTTAGCCCTCATAACAATATTAGAAGACAGGTTACAGACTCTGAAAGCCAGTGAGTGAATAGTGCGAAAGTAGAGTGGCTCCTCTCTAAGTAGGTGAGCCACTCGATCTACCGCTTCACATGCCGCCTTCTTAGTAAAAGATAAGAAAGCTATCTGGTCTGGTTCATATCCACTCTTGATTGATCGTTCTACAATACTGATTAGTTCCGTCGTTTTTCCAGTCCCAGGGGGTCCGAAGATAATTTCTCTGGTTCTCGTTCCCATCCAATAATCTCCACAAATATTGTTGCATCGTCAAGTCGAGCCTCTTCGCCCTCTGCTTGAGTCTGATCTGCATCACAGCCAATCTCCATGCTGATTCTGCTTTTGCTCAAGAGCTCTGGGTAGTCTTCTTTTAGTTTCTTTGTTAGTGATGTTTTAAGCTCTGAAATACTGATCCTCATCTCACCTCTAAAAAGGATTTTTTGCATCTTCTGTTAGCTCCCTTGGTATCGCAAAGTTAGACTCAATAGCCGTGTATGGTGGCATCGACCAACAGTTAACACCTTTACCTTTGATGTTAAACTGCTTATGACTACCACCATGTCTCCTCATGATAGAGGAGATCTTATTACTTTTATAATCTCTAAAGTTGTGTCTGTTAAGGAAGGCTAGCAAATCATTCATTCTGAAATAGAAGCATCTCGCTTCAGGATCGAACCAAGGTTTACCTAGTAGCATCTCATCCTTTTCATTAGCTCTTACTTTACCTGTACAAAACTTCTCAATCATCTCTAGTAGTAGACCTTCAGGAGAAGCGTCTACAGGTACATCAATAACATTTAGCTTTTCAAGAAGGGTGTTAAGTATCTTGGACCACTCTATATCTGTCAGTTTCGCCGGCATTATGTTCAGGCATTCCATACATCTTTTTTGAAACTTCCTTTGATTCTGAAGCTCCTCTGTGGTAAGCTCAATCCGGCCCCCACTATCAACGTCCAAAAACCATATTGGTGGATCGGTGTCGTACTTAGTGAGCGAGTGTAGACTTGGCATGTTGAGTGATGTACCGACACCATGCCGTCTAGACTTACATACCGCCAGATCGCAATGATTGCAAATCGGTGCAGTGGAACACGTGTACTGATAGGTCTTCTTCTTGAGGCTCTTCTTGAGCTCCACAATTTCTTTAGACGGGAGCGGAGGTTCGAGAAACTTAACATTGTATTCCTCCAGTAAATGCTCCCATCGATCTGGATGGGCTTTGCGAAGATAAACTCCTAGATTAAACAGTCCATTGTTTCTAGTTCCTTCTTGAAACTTATCTGAAATTAAGGACTCGAGACATGGAGGGCCATCTTTTAGCTCTATTTCCTTGGGGATATGTACCGCGATAAGCTGATCCTCTGTAAGACGCTTAGTCTCAGCAATCGCAAGAAACATATCAGCACTAAGAGCGTTGCCAGAATCATCGTACCCATAACGAGTAGACTCAGCTCCACCAAAGTAAGGCATGTTAATCCAGCCACCTATATCACCTCTTTCAGCTAGAATTTTTGTTTGCTTAGGAAATATCTCAGATGAACCGAATCCTAGTCCCGCTGATACTTCCTTTAGCTTTCTTTGCATGAGGGAAGCGTCTACATACTCACTTGTAAAGCAGTAAACGTGGACTCCCCCCGACTTGGACCTACACAAGACAAATGGTATCTTATATCTGTTGAGCTTTTGAATAATCTCTAACGGCTTAAGTCCGCGATAGACATCAATATCTATTGCTCCGAAACGACACTTGCTGTCATCGTTGATTGGTATAACGCCCACGCTCACCTGCCCAACTAGATGACGGTGCCACACTTCCCTTGTTACAGGTTCTTGTAGTGTGGTTGCCTTACCAATCTTCTTTCCATCAGACCTATCTGCATCAACTACATACGTACCATAAGCTCGTGTAAGTCCAAGAAATAGATTCATAAACCTATCTACTTGGATCATGGAGAGCCTTTACTTAGAAAGGGATTGATTCGCCTGCGTCAGCCTGAACTTCTACATTGCCTTTGATAGCCATGTGGTAGATCGACTTGGCTGCATCATAGAGATTTTTGTTGGAGATAATCTCCTTAACGTTGATATCCCAGTTATACCATGAGTTGTCATCTTTACGCTCGATGACTGTTTTCACAGTGTAGATATGACTGTAGATAGGTGGATTGAAAGTAGTCTTGTCTGCACGCCGAACTTCCAGGTTCTTAATAGCAGAGTTCCATGCTCGAGACTTCTTTAAAGCAGTACTGTACATACCGATAACGATCGGCTCAATCTTATCACCATCAACAAGAAGGCAGTAGTACTGAGCAGTTTCAACCAAGGTGTTCCCATTTCCAAGTGTTGGGATACCTTTTTCATTGTCAGTGGAGGTCTGCCTCATGAGCGGAGTATCCAATGGATGAACACCTTTCAGCCCACCGCGATTTGGTCCCCACTCAAAGATCTTCTTATCATAGAAGCAAGGAATAACATCAACACCTTTTTCACCATCGTAGAGCACTTCCTTACTCTTGAGATAAAAATTCCCTTGTTCAGCACCATCCATGTACTCATCTTTTGTTTTGTCGCATTGCGGACTCAACGCCTGAAGAATCACGAACAGGGGTACTACCAGATCATTGACGCCGATGAGCTCCATTCCCTCTCCAGCGTCTGCTTCCATGTCCTCAATTGGTGCCATGGTTGCATCTTCTTTAACTGCTACTGCATCTTTCTTCGCCATTGTAATTTCTCCAAAAAAACGTTTGTAAGTGGTGTTTAGAGCTTGATGTGTGTTTGATCTATCTCGAATAGCCCAAGCGTATCGAGAGGCACTGCTATACCTTTACTAAGCAAATCCTTTGCACTTGCTTTCAGGGTCTGGTGGTGGACATCTTTCTTACGAGACCAATCAACACCGATCTCTGTAAGAGCGTCAATAACCTTTTGAGCAACCTCACCTTCACCTTTCTTGAAGTCGCATCTGATTTCGTTTTTGATGATATCTTCAAGATTGTGGCTGATGAGCCAGTCAAAGGCTCTGATACGCTTATCAGGATCCTTAGGGATCGAGCCAACAAACTTGTGCTTGATCTCTAGTTTAGCTCCATTACTCAAGGTAATAGATTGCAGGTTTAGAGATAACATCTTTGCAGGAATAACTATCTCACTAAGACGTTTTTCTTCAGTTGATGCAGCCATAAGGGCCTCTTCTAACTGACCGATCTCAGCTCTCTGCTCAATAAGAGCTTGAGCCATGTCAGTAAGCTCAGACATTTGGGCATCAGGTAGTTCTTCAATTTCTTCATCAAACATACAGATCTCCTCTCTAGTTAATATCTGCTTTTAGTAAGTAATAAATCCTTTCTTGGTTGTCCCACTTCAGTAGCTTAGTCCGACCAAAGTTTATGTCCATGGCTATAGCTACTGCTATTCCAATACTCACTGGATTGCCAATAAGCAACAGACAGTCTTCATCACTGAAACCAGCTAACTTGCGTCGAATCATTCTGCAAGCCATTCCAGTAGAGAAAGTAATCTCTGAGTCAGGCAATAGAACCTCTATATCGCCGAATTTGGTTGCTGAGGATATATTCTTATTCTTTGGATCCTCGACAACATATACTTTAGGCATTCAATCTCCTCTCTAATAATACTACCATTATACACCTTTATAATACCCAGTTATACTGAATTGATTAATAAAGTTTACTATTTATACAAAACGCTCTGAGTTTATCGGTCAGATCCTTATCCCTCATATCAACAATTGTTCCCATAGTTCGCATCTCATTGAATGACAGGATAACGGCTTTTTTATCTTCTTTTATAGTTCTTTGCGCAAGCTTAAGCAGGTTAGGTGCTCTGAACAATAGAACTATATCTGGGTTATCAGAATCTCTCGTGATTAGGATTGAGTTCATATGAAACTTAGATTGCTCAACGTTCCAAGACCATTGAGATCTTTTTAAGTGTACTTTTCCTTTGTGTGTTACTTTGAACTCGCACCAGTAGGTGTAGCCTGGAGTAGACCAAGAAGTGTCTGGGATGCCAACACCAGCGCTTGTCTCAATAAGAGACCAGTGGCCTCGTACTTTCTTCGTGAACTTGGCTCTAAACTCAGTTTCTTTTTGGCTCATGCAGCCTCCTTCATTTTAGTTAGGTTTCCCCATGATGATCCAACCTCAACGTCAACCTTCATAGGAACGAGCACCTTTATAGCTTCTTTCATAACACGTTGTGGCACCTCATAGTCTGAATCCTCAGCAATGGATAAGTCGAACTCGTCGTGAACCATGATCAAAGGGATTATATTGTGATCATAGTAGAGGTCTCTCATAGCTTTCTTTCCCATATCAGCAGCCGATCCTTGGACTAAGGAGTTCAGGAACGTATGCCCACCAATATCTGGATTGAGATGTCTTTTCCTACCCAACAGAGTGGTTACGCATCCTCTCATCCTAACAGCTTGCTCGCATTTAGCCTGTAGCTTTCTAATGAAGGGTACCTTAGCATGGAACAAATCCATTAGTTCGTAAGCGTCTGTTTCAGATAGGCCGAGCATTGTAGCTAACTTAGGTACGCCCATACCATAACTAAGACCAAGATTAATCCCCTTGGCCATGTCACGAGATATACCAGCCATGTCAGCAACCATTTGATGGAAGTCTTGGTCTGGATTAGTTATGTATAGCTGAGCAGCCTCTATCGCCGATTGGATCCCACAGGCCGCCGCCCAGTGGATGGTGATTCGCGGTTCCTGCTGTGAATAATCCAAACGACACCATCGCTGACCTGGATCTGGGATAAAAAGCGATTTGATGAGAGGTCCCCAGAACTTATCTCTACTGGGTATTTGTTGCAGGTTTGGGTTAGACGAACTAAATCGCCCAGTTTTAGTACCAAAGTCGTCTGAGATAAATTGGTTAAACTCACAGTGGATTCTCCCGTTAACACACATTCTTAAGAGTTTATCTATGTAATCCTTCCGCATCTTCGTAGCAACTCTAAGATCGTTCACCTGCTGGAAGAACTTATTCTCAGAGTTCTTTAGAAAGTCTGCAGTAAAGCTAGGATTACCTCCTGCCTCATTTCCACTCTTGTTGATATATATGGCTGTTCTTGGATACTCAATCTTATTCTTCTCACAATACCAAGTCAGTTCCGTATTGGAGTTAGGATTGATTCCCAGGCGCTGCCTGTTTATCATTTCTTGTTTTTGTAACTGCTGACCTAAATCATAAGCCCCTTGTTCATTGTAAGCAACTCCCTTAAACCTCATCTCAAGCAGAGGTCTCATTAAATCTGTTTCTAGCCCATAAATCTTAAGTAAATCCTGATCTTTAAGTAGTTCTATTTGTTTCTCTAGTATGAGCACCGGGTTTCTTGCATCAATTTCGGCATACTCTCCAACACTCCATGAGGGTAGTTGCCAAAGACCACTCTTTGGGTCCACCCCCATGAAGTCGGCATCTTGTCTTAATACTTCTTCGCTCTTGCCAACTCCAAGGTGTTCAAGTGATATAGCTTCGAGACTATACCTTCCTCGTTTATTTTCGTCAAGAAGAGCCTCAGCGATTGCAATATCGTGCAGTTTACCATTACATTCGATACCAAGAGTCCTGAGCCACTCAAGATCGTACAACAATTTAGTTCCGACTTTGGGAGTTGTTGTACTAAGTACATCCTTTGCATATCGTAGCACAAGAGACCTGTCAAGGTTACCTCCGCCCTCATGGCCGAACGGAAGATAAACGGACTTATAGCCATCTGAGAGAGAGATCCCGACGACCTCACCATCTTTTCGCGCCCCTCCTGGACCATACTCATTAAGGTTTGGATCTCTTGTTTCACAATCAACTCCTATGATTTTAGCATGAGAGAAATTGGGCAACACCTCTGGCGGTGCCCAATTTCGTTTCTCAGGATTAAACATGTTCATCTGTGTCATGCGTTTAGCACATCAAATTTCCTACCAGATAAAGGATTCTTCAACCACATCTGTTTTGCTTCTTCGCTGTACTCTTTCCTCGTATAGATCTGAACACAGCTTGTATTCATTAACAGTTTGGTGCATGTAAGACACGGAGCCTTTGTTGTATAGCAGGCGTATATCTTATCTACATCACTACATTGCAGTAAAGCATTCTGTTCTGCGTGAGTAGCCTCACAGACATCAAGCCCCTCTCCCGATGCATAATTAGCGCCGGGACAAGGGGTATCAGTGCAATGAGGATGGCCTTTTGGGACACCGTTATAACCTGTGGACAATATCTTGTTATCAATTGATACCAACACACACCCCACACTATCCCTGGAGCAGGTCGCTCTCTTAGCAACCCACTCCGCTATCCCAAGGAAATACTCTTCTTCACTGATTCTGTTCATGGTTTAAACTCCCGTAAGTGGTAGTCGTCTTCTTGTAGGGTGTAGAAGTCATTGCTTCCTTCCCACTCCCCTTTGTTGAGAAGCTCTACTATCTTTTCCCCGTACGGCTTGTTCACGTTTTCAGCGACGAGGGTGTCGTCGTAGCCTGGGCCTTCTCTTCCGAAATTATCTATTATCACAATTTTCATTATCGAAAGTTCCTTTCAAGATGCCATAGTAGCTCCTCTGGCTTGTCAAAGGCTTTCAAATCATAATCAGCAGAGCCTCTAACCAAACCAGGATCATGCTGTATGACTTGTCTGATTTTGTTCTCATCACGTTGATAGATGTGAGAACTTGCTGCGTTGAGATGTAGAGCACCCAATGTAAGATCGCACACACCTTTTGTCTCCTTCAACAGTAGAGCAATATAGATGGCTATCATGCTGAAGGTAAACAGATCATATGGAAGGCCAAGATATGCATCTGACGATCTCATATTAGCAATACAATGGAGTTCACGAACAGTCCCCTGTTTACCCGGCATATCTCTCACAAGAAACTGTAATGACAGAGTGCACGGAATATCTAGAGACTTTGTTGGACTGGATCTCCATATAGAGATAATAGCTTGACGTGTTGACAGGTCTTCTTTAAAGCACTTTAGAACATAAGGAATCTGATCAACCACTCGAGGCCCATATGCTCCTGCCATGAAGTAACCATCATCTGACCATCTCTTGATAGATGGAGCATACTGTTTAATAAAATCCAGATCATTTCTACCGCTCAATATCCACCAAGCCTCTGCTGATCTAAACGGGCTGCTTAGTTTTCTTTCTGGTATGTTGATCTCTGGATACTCAATAGGCACAACATATGTTTGGTTGATAAGTTCTTTGGTAACGTGACCGCGTACATCTACCTCAACACCAAGTCCCGTTAATCGGGACAAGGCGTCAAAGTACACGCGGTTAGCGTCAACAAACACGACCCGCCTCCAAGATATCCAGATCATCTTCAGCATCATTCTGGTTATCAGGATGAAAGTCATTAGCGAATGATAGATAATTGATAGCATCCTCGTAGTTGTCCTTATGGTAAGGAACAGGACGAGAAGCTCTCGCTATCTTGAGAGTGGCTATCATCAAAGAGGTGATGTCAGCCGGTAGTGGTGGTAGTTTGATCTGATAATACTCGCAGATGATCGCGTGCATCATTTGGCCTACATTTCTTAACTGAGGTAGTGCTGGACCATAGGCTTCACCTCTGACTTCAGTCAAATGTTGCAACCGAGCCACATCAATCTTCTGTGTTTTCTTCTTCGACATGTGGATTTTGCTCCAATAGGAGTTTAAGATCAGGAGCCACGAAGCCGTGAGGCTTCACAACATCCCACTTGCTAAAGCGCTTGGACTCACCATTAGACTCTGCGCGCTCTTTACTCATGTTAGAGGCATGGACTAGATCCCAGCCATCGTTAAACGGAAACTTGTGTCCCTCAGCAGTACCAACAGCAAAGTAAGTAAGATCTACAAGAGCGTCAAATTGACCAGCCAAGTCACAATCTCTAACAGCTTGAAGATACTCAATAAGCTCTTCTAGCATAGCCGCTGTTCTGAAGCGAAGAAATTCATCATCCTTGGTCCACCCTTCAGGCTTTGATTGATTTACCAAGAAATTGTAAGTGAAGGACATTTGGTGGATGGCTTCATTAACCATCAACTGTCCATTAGCACTCTGTCTCAACTGTTCAGGCTTGTCTCGTAATCCGAGTTCAAACTTTTTGTAGAATTCTTTTACGTCTGCATGTAAATCAGGACTGCTTGGTATGTCGTCTTTTTCCATAATTGTCTGGTTCTCCAAATATCAGGGTTGGTGGCCTAGTGTAGCCTAGTGTTGTTTGTTGTCTGGATCCATCTCCTCCAGAAGGTCTTTGAGTGTCTCCATAGGATCGATCTTCTTCATGAGGTTTTTTGCCGCGTTGTCGAGAACCATAGAGGCTTCAAGTTTAGATACTCCAGACATCAGAATCCTCACACCTCCGGCCTCTTTTGATATCATGATGATCTTACCTTCTTCAAGACCCGCTTGCTTGTCGATGGTCTCATGAAACAGCTTGATGGCTTCTTCCTTGTTCTTAAGCTCAAGCCCTTCGCGACATTCTGGACCGCACTTGTGCCCATGCTCTTCATCGAGCTTTTTGTTCTTATCATCATTTTCCGCTATCAGGCGGTCGATCTCTTTATCATCCATTTTCATTTTGCATCCTTTCTTTAAGTGGTGGTAGTGGTGTTTCTATTCTCCAAACAACAGCGACCAATCCTCAGATGATGACCAGGGTTGGTGGCTGTGGTGGTTTATATCAATGAGACCTTCATGATTAGGTTCTGTGCTCAATACCCACATCACATTGCGTGACATGCTTGGAATCAGTGGGGCGAAGATGGTGGACATGACATTACTGTCGTAGTATTCTGACATCATGTCGAAGATCTTGTTAGCACCAGGAGCCTCAAGAATATAGTCAAGACGCCCTTTGTACTCAGACTGGCTAGCAAAGGTTCCATATCGAGCTTCAATACAGAAACCAGCTTCTATTAATAGATTGCGCATAGCATGGTACGTCATCTCATTGATATGATTCGCAGCGGCTTTGCCATTGTAGACAGGGGTTGATATGAATGCTCGGCCTCCGGGTTGTAGCAAGGCATGTATTCTTTTGAGGGTGGGTAGTACATGACGTGGGTGCATGTGTTCAAGGACTTCGAAGCAGGTTATAACAGAGAAAGGCTTAACAGTGCTTATAGCAGGATCACTATTTTTGTCAAAATAATTCTCTTCAACGAAATTACAGTTTCCAATAATACTTAAATCACACCCCTTAGCTGATATCTTATCATGAATATCTGTGAGTGGTATGTTGTTGATGTCCACACCCGTGTAGCGCGGTGGTGTCATCTTACTTGTATACAGAGTCTTGATCAGTGGAGTCTCTTTGCCACAACCGATATCAAGAATCTCGGCTGTTTGATATCTTTGCTTCTGTCCCAGATACTTAACCACATGCGTCCATCTGAAACAATGTGCGAGATAATCGCGATGAATAAAACCCCTTTGTTCTGCTTGATCAACCGACAGGTGAGTTTTGTCGAACTCTCTGTTTGGATTAGACATAGGCCCTCTCAAATCTAATAGGTTTTAGAATACAGTTCTTGTACTCAGAATAGACACTAGTCTTACGCCAGTTGGTTAGGTGTATTGCAGCATCATTATAGTTACCGTAGACACGGCCACTCACTACTGGAGCATACTCAGTGTCTCTAGCTCCTTTTGGCTTCCAACATATTAGCCAAGGATTCTTTTTCTTAGGCATAACAAATCTCCTCTCTAGGTCCATTTATCTATTTCAAGATCGTGGTTTTTAAAAACATCATCCAGTGTGAACGAGAGTTCACATCTTTTGCACTTGTATGTGCCGCAAGCGCGGCTAGCTATGACGCGGTCGGTCTTGTTACAGTTAATGCAAGGAGGATAGGCTCTAAAAGCCCTAATGCGCTTTAAAGCCTCCTTACTTGATCTAGGTGCTTCACTCATTTTAGCCACTCCTCTCCTCTCTTTTTTAAGCGACGCGCGTGATACCTACAGTTCCCTTTTCTTTGATCTTTTTTCTCTTGTATCTGTGACGTCCTTTTAGTAAATACATGGCTTTGCTTACGGTGTCTGCTTCGCTCTCTGGTATTTCATAAACTTCACCAATTGCCAAGCTTTTAAGAATCTGTTGGTAGTACCCTCTATCACCAACGGATAAGGTGGTCTTTTTCGCCATTAAGGCTTTTTTAGCAGCCAACTTATCGCCTACTCGTATCATACTGCTCCTTTAGAATTTGGGAGGGGTGGTCGCCCATCTTGAAAGAGCGACGCGGATGAGTTGAAAACCTTCCACTAATGTCTCCAGTTTTCCGTCCATTGCCTGCACCCCCCATGTGCCGGTGCTCAGCCAGCATTGTTCTCATTTCTTAGAGTCGTCTTCTTCAACACCTAAGTGGAAGCAAGCATTTCGATAGGCATACATGATATCACGTTCCCATTTGGTCTGATCCGCTCGAGGGACAGACAACTCTGTGAATATCAGTCGCTCAGACTCAGGCATATCTTTAATCATATCCCGAGTCTCATTTAGCTTGATGACCAAATCATTACATGTTTTATTTTTAGGCATTAGCCTTTATCTCCGCTCTAGAGTTTCATTAAGAGAGTGATCAGACCTAGGGCCACGAAGGGCCCTAGGACGATCACTATCGCGTACCGCCAGTCCACCACTTACGAGCAGGCTAGGACTTTGAACTCATCCCGAAGTTTTGGAATGTAGTACTTGAACACACGAATGGCTGGCTGTTTGGTAATCAACTTACCGTCAGTCACCATTTTGTCCAAGAGAACAATCAACTGAGCTTCATCAACCTCAGCAGTACCATTTTTGTTGATGCCCTTGTTGGCGTGCAACTCACCCATGATCACTTTGACCTGGTTAGCGGCTTTGGCCCAACTAGCAGGGTCTTTCAACGTGAAGGTATACTTGTTCGGTGCTTTTGGTGCTTTTGGTGCTTTTGGTGTTTTGGCGTCAGCGCCTTTAGCAGGTGCTTTTTCTTCTTTACCAGTTTGATCACTCATTTTAGTGCCTCCGTTCTTGATTGATTGCCAGATCACTTTAGCGTGATCTAGTTTACTAAAGTCAGAACCTAAGTCCCGATTGCCAAGCTTTATTGATAGAGAGCGGAGTTGTCTGGAGGTGTAATCTCTAGCTAAGTGCTCAGGAAGAACATAAGCAACTTGCGAATTTATTCCCTTGTAGTTATGAAACTGGTAGCCGAAGTTAATTGGCACCACACAAGGAATTTTAAGATAACCAGCCATAACAATCTCCACTCTGTATCAATTGATATACTACATTGTATCATAACTAAATATCAAAAGAAACTAAAAAATGAATACAGTTCAATCTTTTTTACGCACCGATTCCTTCACTAACCTGGTCATTTACAATTTTCCTGGCTTTGTCAAGGTTTGGTGCCTTAAAAGGTGGAAAAACCCATTTATACTTATGCAGGTTTCTTTCCATGCGACGATTGAACTCGAGTAGAGAGTCGTCGTAGCATCTTTTAACGTGAACAGCACCTCCTTTCGTGATATAACCGTAGAATGATCGATATTTTCTTTTAGTGTTACCAAAATTACGTGTTCCGAATTGTATAGTCATAGTTCCTCCTCTAGTGGAAAGCGATCTACTTCTTCGCAGTGGGTGTCTGTTTTTATTCTAGAACCACCGGCATAGAAATCCTGTCGAATTAATTGCCAGCCTGTTGGTGCTACACTATACTTAAACAGTGTTTTAGCATCTTCAATACTCTCTGCCTCAATAACACCGTCCTCGTATGTTATTCTTGTTACTCTAAACCGTTGCATGATTTCTCCTTTTTCTCATGAAGGTACAACTTCTTTGCATCCACCTTATACCAGAAGGCCCTTGTTCTCTTACAAACACAAGCTGCCAACGATATTTTCCGAAACTATCTAACCACTCAGTCCAAGAAGGACCATCAGTTCGACTGAGCCATACTTTTTCCATGTATTCCATAGTTTCTCCTTAAAACCAAGGCGGCATGACCGCCTTTCCAGTCTCGCTGAGCAAGTCCTGACACTGGGTTAGTTGTTTAAGATGAGCCTCAATCTCTATCTCACGAGCATCGAGATGTTCATGGATGGCACACGATGGGGGTATTGCACCAGGTCCTCCAATAACATTTGGTGATATACCTGGGACATATCCTGGTTGATCAATACTCGCGAGACTGTGCTTACCATTACACATCGTCTGCATGTCTTTGATCCACTTCTGTTCTAATTCCAACACGAGACGTACAGTCTCGATGTATTCATAGCCCTTTACACCTTCAGAGCCACAGAAATTGCACTCGTAGTCGTTACCTGTATCAAGGAAGACAGGTGTTTCTTCACAATAGCAACAGTTGTCAGGATTGCCATACTCATCCATGGCCAAACCGTAGTGAATGCAGTGGATATCACCGCCTTCAAGACATGTTGGCTCTTCCTCTGGCTCTTCCTCTCCAGCAGATCGGTCGAATATATCCCCTTGTTCATTCAATTGCCACCTCCAGTCGAAGAGTTCAGGTCGTTATTCATAATAAAAGATTCTAACTCTTCTGCTGCTTTTCTACACGAAACGACAGCGTTCTTTATCATGATCAGCCCTGCCTTTAACTCATCAATGTCGCGCTGTTGTACCGCATTACCTACCTGTGTGACACCTTCGCTTATAGCCTTATTGGTCATGGACAGAGGCGCTAGCTGTATCAACAAATGCAATGCATCCGTGAGTAGTTTTGATTCTTCCTTATTAGGATTTTCCATTTTTATCCTTCTTTCTTTTGTGAACAGGGGTTTTAGCGGCGGTCTTGTTGGTGGCACCAGTCGCTACAGTATCCTTTGTTGTGTGTTGGATCTATTAGGTACACTAAATGCTGAGCACCGCAGTACTTACAATCTTCGTAGTCCATGTCTTGAGGTGGTTCCTCAATATCGTTATCAAGATCAAGATCAAGATCATTATCATTATCAATATCGTTATCATTACTGTTAATGATCTTGGACCACTCAACTCCTCCAATAAACTTCTCAAAGCTTTCTGACATTAGTACACCTCCTTCAGTAACGATAGATAATGTCGTCACCATGATCGCGATCATTTATGTGGACACAATTATCCCACTCTGTGTTGTGTGCACCCTCAAAAGGTTCGTCCATAAAGATGCGGAAGGAGAACACTATATCGTCCTCCTTCATATGATTCTCTTCGACGACGATACCCGTAGCGCGGTGTGGGATAACGAAGTCAGGAAAAGCAGTGTGCTCCGCTGTAAAGAAGACAGTGTCTCCTTTCTTGATTTGTGACATGCGCTTTGTCATTATGGTCTACCTCCTTAGTTAATCTTGTTGATTAGATCATCTAGTTGAGCCTCAATAGCACAGTACTGATCATCGAGGTGGTATTCCCATTCGTCTACAGACATGGGGAAGAAGTCCTCGAAGTTTACACTATGAAGATGCTCACTAATCTCTTCATCCTCAAAGGCTTCAGATATAGCACTTACAGCTCTTTTTAATGCCTCCATTTCTGCTTTGAACATAGCTAGCTTCTGTACTTTGGACATCGTTATTCTCCTAAGGTTAGAAACAGTACCACACATGTGTAGACACTTGCGAGCACTATGATTCCTTGCAGGACGTCCCACAAGGTGATTCTGTCATCGTCTTTATTTGGATCGTATCTTGATCTCATACTATTCTCCTTACAGGTTTACTTCATTCTCCCGCCACATCGGCAGATGTAGCGCTTGATCTGCATGTTGTGCTTCTTAACGAATGAGACGAATGCAACCTTTTCACATAGTTCGCATTGTACGTCTTCAGTCTTAATTTTTGTGCGTCCGACAGTGTGGCTATGTCGTGCTCTTATGTCGTCGTACTTCATTCCTAACAGGATACAGGCTACTCGCCACTCATATCCATGAGATTGGGTGCGGTGCAGGTACTTGCGCTTAACAATCGTGTGTGCTAATTCGTGAGGAACGGTTGCTCTCAAGAAGTCATCTAAGTTATCCTCAGCTATCTTCACATTGAACATAACCTCTTTTTTGTTTGCCTTACCAGCACAAGACCCTGTCACCTTGAATGAAATGCTCGGACAGGGGCCATACTCATCTTCGACTGTATCCCACAGAGCATGTACTCTTTGTGTGATAAGCTCTTCTACTTCTGTCATTCCATCCTCCTGACTTATTGGGATTAAAAAACGGGGATATATTTCCCCAATATGATTATTATACTACTGTATTTATATAAAGTAAACTGAACAAAGAGCTTTATTTATCATTATGTTTCGAACAAGGATAAAGATACGGTCGTCCTTCCGTATTTTTTTATAGGACAGAGGCGCGCCTTTAGAGGACGTGGATTGATAATAGAGGACTGCGCCTAACCGTATTTTCATGATGTACCCTAAATTGTTAGTATAAATGTACACGATACTCACACCTGGTGAAATTACAGGACAAATCTGCACATATTTAGAGGACGCGGCGTAGGGTATATAATACAAGGGCTTACGGACAAATACAGTTGCAGTCGTCCTGCGTTTTATTTTACAGGACAGACAAGTCATTATCTACAGGACGCGAGCTTGGGTATATAATACAATGACTTACGAGCAATAAAGGCAATATATGGACATCGCTATTGAGAGGATTGAATAATTACAGGGGAATAAATAAAATTTTTTAAATTTTTTGTATATACCAATATCAACCCCAGTCTTTAATCCTTGTCCATTTCATTGGAAATATGGACCCTTCAGTTAGTAATGCCACTCATCAATCACTAACCATGCACTTTGTCCACCGCATCCTACCCCGAGCACACACAATGTAAACCCCTGTTCACTAGCCCCGTTCAGTTATGTGCACATTCCAGGCCGGGACTCAATTTATCCCGACCCGGTATGCGCACTCTGCGGGAGCAGCCTAGTTGCACTCGCTCATGTTATACAGGTCTGTGACCATGTCTTCAAAGTCTTGCATTGTGCTGATAGTCCAACCGCGCCCAGTGGTTACACCGAGGATCTCAGTCAGTCCATCACTATCTTCACTCTTGTTAAGTTCAATTACTTCTGCGCTAATGCGCTTGAGCGCTTCTTTCGTTGATATAAGCATAGAACTATCTCCTATTAAGGTTATGTGCATTCTGCGGTAGCAGCTTATTTGAACTGACCATCAATTAGATTTTGCAATACCTCTCGGATATTGACTCCCGCATCTGTCAATCGACTGTACGTACTCTGCGCTAGCCTTATATCAAAGCCATCGCCTTTGGTGGTCTCCATACCAGGCACCTCCAGCTTTATTACATAGTAGTTACCAGCGTCAATACTGCCTCTGGCTATTCCGACTTTTGCTTTCATGGTATATCTCCACTCTTAAGGTTATGTGCACTCTGCAGTCTGCAGCTATCTAAACAGCATGTACATCGCAACCCAGAACACTATGGATACGGGTATTGCAATGGCGAAACCTCTTAATTCTCTCATGACATTCTCCTGGTGTTGGTTGAAGAGAAAGCCGAGGGCACTATGCCCTCGACTCATGGTCTCTTTACTTGGTAGTCTTCTCAGCTTCGATGTATCCGAGCTCGAGGAGATTTTGCTTGTAGTATCCAGCGATTCGTCCGCGCTCTTGAGCGGTTATTAATTCACCGCTATCGACCGCGAGTTGATCAATCTCCACGACGGTCAAGTACTCATCTTTGGGGAGATTTTTCAGTATAGCTCTTTTCTGTGGATTCAGATCTTTATCATTAATCTCTTGGTCTGTTCGTCTGTATCTCACAGTCGTTCTCACTTTCTTCGCTTTCATGTTCTCAATCACTTCAATCAACTCTGCTTTACTCATTTCGTTCAATGCTTTCATGATAATTCTCCACTCTAAGATTGTCAATCAATACAGATTTATTTCTGTATTATGAGAACATTATATCACGAAAAAATGATTTTGTACAATTTATTTTTAGGCACACGTGTACGGTCAGTGTAAATCTAGTCCTCTATATCTATACACGCACTATCAGTGTAAATGTGTGAGTGATTACACTTCATGTTAGTGTAAATCTGTGCTGAGTCTTACATTTACAGTACATGTACATGAGTCCGGTTATTACATTTACAGTACGTGTAAAGGGCCCACCGGGGGCCTATTTTACGCCCTTCACTGGCATTATACAACCCAAAATAACGCGGGGAATTCTGAGGACTTATCTGCAAAGATAACTCTTCCTGCTCCGCTATACTCTCCCATAGCCAATATGTTCATTATCAGTGATCATTTTTGTTTACAACTGAGAACTTTTGCACTATAGTAGTATACATTAAATGCACACACGTACGCCCCCATACACCCACCCATAAGGCCTAGCATGATTGATGCACTGAAAAGAGAATACGACGATGATCTAACGACCTATATGTTTAGTTTTATCAAAGGCAAATACGGTATCACGGGGTCATTGTTAAACCCCTGTTCAGGGGGTCTCGCTTTTGTTGAAGGTGTTACGGGATTGGTGCTTCATCGCGACAGACAGTTTCAGGTGCAACTCTTTACAGTAGCTCCTTTCACCACTATTCCGGTTCACGTACACCCTAATGTAGACTCCTACGAGTATTACCTTTCAGGGATGCAATTCTCCTACAAAAACAAATATCTCATACAGGAACAAATGGCTCACCCAGGACTAATCATCCGTGTAAAAGAGGGCGAGAAGCATGGCGCCTCCTCTGGAAAGAACGGTGGATCATTCCTTTCATTTCAGCACTGGCTGAACGGGGTCAAACCTACCTCAGTGGGGAACGATTGGGAAGAGGGCGACACCATGGGCGTTAACCATTCTAGACAGATCAAGGAGATGAACTATGTCTCACCCTAAAGACGAATACAGTGCTATTGATGATCATATGGATCGCTTCAGAGCAAAACAGGATCCTGACTTTGACTTTGAAGCAGAGTACGCCAAAGGTAATGTAATTACTCCGGACGAAGTGGTAAAGCCTCCTGTGAACAGAAACAAAGGTAAGAACAAAGGGAACAACGGTAACGGCGGTGGTGCTCCGAAGAAGGTAAATTTCAATCGTGAGAACATCATGCGTCAGTTGCAAGAGAACAACGCAGATCCTTTTCAGCATATGATTGATGTTATGCAGAATAGTATTCTTGATGACGATATTCGTATGTCCGCAGCTAAAGAACTGGCCCAATACATTGCACCTAAGCTGAAATCAGTAGAGCATAAAGTAAGTGATGATGTCCTTGCAGGGGGTATTGCTGTTCTTAAATTCGGTTCTAAAGAAGACAAGGCCACTGAGTTAGATATCGGAGCTGAGGCTGCTTTATTTTTAGAGTCCGCGGACCCTCCACAACAACCAGAAGGAGATTCACATGTCGGGTAAAACTGTTCTTCCAAGAGATAGGACAGGTGCTCCTATCGATGCTCTTCGCTTTAAAGATTCCTTATGTCATACAGTCGCTATCGGCGCTGGCAGTCTCAGAAATAGCACTGCTTTTTTACCAGAAACACAGGTAGTTCAAATAACAGCGACTGTCGACTGCTATATCCAACAAGGTGACGTGACTGTTGTTGCTACTAGTGCTAGTCACCTCATTGCGGCTAACGTTGCATACCGCGTTTCTATTCGGGACTTGAAGTACATTGCCGTTATACACGTGTCCGGTTCCGGCAGTTTGTTTATTTCTGAAATGGAATAAAGTAGGTACAAAAGATAACAACTTTACACTCTATATAAGGGGTATTTAAGATGAACCAAACAGACCTCGAGCGATTGATTGACATGCTCAGAACCAGAACGTGGAATCGTCTTGATATGATGGACAATCGCCAGATCAATGCTATGGCTGATTCCATTGAAGAGATGCTTCCAGATCCTGTAACATTCTCTGAAGAAGAGATCAACGAAGACGAAGACGAAGACGAAGAAACAGAAGACGAGGAATAAGCCACCATGTACAAAGTTCCCATAAATTGGAAGCCGAGGGAATATCAAACCCCTGGCTGGACACATCTTGAAAATGCAGACGGTGGTGGCCGTTGTGTGTGGGTATGGCATCGACGTGCTGGTAAGGATCTTACCGCGATTAATTATATCGCCACTCAGATCTTAGAGCGCCCTGCGCTATACTGGCACGTCCTGCCCACCTACAACCAGGGCCGCAAGATTGTATGGGACGGAATGACGAAGACGGGTCGACGCTTTGTTGACCATCTTCCAATGGCTTTATCAGAGTCTGAAAATAGTACAGACATGAAGATTACTTTTAAGAATAAGGCTATTTATCAGGTCGTTGGGGGAGACAACCCCGATAGACTTGTAGGAGCAAATCCAGCCGGCATTGTGTTCAGTGAGTTCCCCCTCATGAACCCCCGATGTTGGACCCTCCTACGACCTATTCTTTTAGAGAATGGTGGTTGGGCCATATTTACATATACTCCAAGAGGTCGTAACCACGGTTATAAGCTCTTTGAGATGGCTCAGCGCAATCCTAAATGGTTTGCTCAGATACTTACAGTTAATGAAACGAATATTGTTACGCAAGAGCAAATCCAAGAAGAGCGTGACTCTGGTATGGATGAGGCTGATATCAACCAAGAGTATTTCTGTTCGTTTGATTCTCCTCTTAAGGGAGCATACTACGCCGAGCAGATGAATAGAGCGAAAGCTGAGAACCGCATTGGAGACCATCCTGCTGATCCTTATTTGCCTGTGCACACTGCCTGGGATATTGGAGTCAACGATCAGACAATTATTATCTTCTTTCAATCCCATGAGGATAGCATTAAGATTATTGATTGTTACGCTAACTCTGGCGAGGGACTAGCTCACTATGTTAAAGTTCTTAAAGATAAGCCGTATTTTTACGACACGCACTACGCACCACATGACATGCGAGTTAGAGATTTCTCTACCGGTAAGTCCAGATATGAAACGGCCTTATCCATGGGAATTAGATTCCGAATCCTTCCTAAAGACCCTATTGAAGACGGAATCGAAGCGGTTAGAGGAGTCATGCCTCGGACTTATTGGAACTACAATGAAAGCACAGAACCCTTAGTATGGGCGATGTCTGAGTATCGTAAACAATGGGATGAGAAGCTTCAGACCTATCAAAGTAAACCAATTCACGACTGGTCCAGTGATTATGCCGACGCCATGCGCACTTTGTGTATGGGTCACAAGAACACTGCTCGACGATCAAAAGCAAACATGCCTCAATATGCTATTGATGAATCAGACATGTAAGGAGAAAAAATGGCATCTATTTTTGGTAAACCTAAAATAGTTACACCAGCCTCACCAACAGGACCCAGTGAGGCAGATATTGCAAAGCAAACAGCTGCAACGCAGTTGAAAGCAAGAAAGAAGCAAGCAGCTGCTCATGGTAGGAAGTCACAAAGAACCTCAATTGTTAATAAGCTTGGAGCAGATCTTAAGCGCGGCGGGATAGTTCCTAGCCTCTAACAAGGATTAACCATGTCAACTGAAGTCATTGAAAAAGGTTCTTTACGACATCAAGGGATTCTTACTCGTATTAAGAACAATATGTCTGAGATGCGTAACCGTCGTTCTAACTGGGAATCCATCTATCAAGACATCGTTAAGTACGTGCATCCATACCGTGGCGATTTTATAACCACCAATGTTCCTGGTCGTAAAAGAGTTAATGACATCTATGACACGACCGGGCCTTTTGCTGCTCAAGAGTTTGCTTCTGCTCTAGGTTCATTTCTCACAGACACTACTGAGAGATGGGGAGCCATGGAGACTTTTAATGTTGATCTGAACACATCACCGGCTGTTCGTCAGTATTTTGAGGACGTTGAGAATGTCATGTACGACATGATCTTCGGCTCTCCAGTAACTAATTTTGAGGATGCCATCAATGAGATGTATTTGGACTTGGCTACGTTTGGCACGGCCATCATGTTTATTGAAGACAGACCTGGTCAGCCAATTACCTATAAGACCTATCACTTAGGTCAGTGCTTCATACGTGAGAATGATGCCGGTCGTATTGATACTGTCTACAGAGAGTTTAACAGATCGTATAGACAGATACTAGAGAGATGGCCTGATGATATTCCTGCATCGTTTAAAAAGAAGCATAAAGATACGCCAGAAAAACAGTTTACTATTATACATGCTGTTGAGCCTTCTGACGGACTGGAGCCTATACCTTCTGCTGGTTTTGCTTTTACTTCTGTCTATACAATCTTGCAAGAAGCCATTATACTCAACGAAGGCGGTTTCACCGACTTTCCGTACGTTGTACCTCGCTGGCGTAAAGTTGCAAATGAGTGGTACGGTCGTAGCCAATCTATGATGGCAATGCCACATATTAAGATGGTTAATGCTATGGCTAAAACTGTTATCAAGGCCGGACAAAGAGCTACGAGTCCTGCTGTTCAGGCTCCTGACGACGGTTTTGTTCTTCCACTCAATATGGGAGAGAACGCCATAAACTACTATCGCTCCGGCTCTCCTGATCGTATTGAGCCTATTCAACAGGGAGCAAGACCTGATATTGGTCTGGAGCTCATCAATGGAGAGAGACAGCAGATTCAGAAGATATTCTTCATAGACATCTTGCGTCTTCCAGATGATGGTGTTGAGAAGAGAGAGGCTGAGATTTTTCGGCGTAGTGAGGATCGTATGCGCTCAATTAGCCCTATGATGGGGCGGCTGACTTCTGAGGGGATCACTCCTATTTGGATTAGAACCTACAGAATAGCCAAACGCCGAGGTTTATTTCCTGAGCTGCCTCCTGAACTACAGAACACCAACTTTAGGATCAAGTATAAGACCCAAATATCTAGAGCTCAAAAAGCTAGTCAACTCAACAACATGTCCAGGATGCTAGAGAACATGGCTCTGGTCTTTAATCTAAAACCAGATGGTGTTGATCGTTTGGATGTTGATGGTATGATCGAGACGATTCATGAACTGACCGAGGCTCCTGAGAAGTTCTTAGTGTCTCGTGAAGAGGCTGAGGAGTCTAGAGCCGCACGGGCAGAACAAGAACAAGGGTTGATTGATAGTGAACAAGCACAGAACCAGAGTCAAGCTTTTAAGAATGTTGCCCCACTAGTTAATGGGGGACCGCAATGAGTATTGCATCTCGTTTAGCAAGAAACTTGAACAAGTCTGGAACTTATCGCAGGGTGTTCGGGAGCGATGATGGAAAGTTTGTTCTTGCAGATTTAATTGCAAAATACCATGTTCTAAGACCAACGCGTGTTGTTGGAGATAAAGAACAGAGCACTGAAAATGAAGGACAACGCCGAGTGGTTTTGGATATATTGAACACCCTCCGAGTTGATCCTCAAACACTAATGGATACGTTAGAGGAGGCAGATAGCTATGAAATTTGATCACTTTATGAGACCACACATTATGTTTGAAGGAGAAGGTGCACAAGGAGGAGGCATTGCTGCTGGCGGTACTCCTCCTGGTAGCGGGCCTGGTGTTACATCAACACCTATCCCAGACCACTTCAAAGACAACCCCGCTCTTAAGGATATTAAGGATTTTGAAGGGTTGATGAAGACTTATGAGTCTGCCCAGTCTATGATTGGTAAGACGCGGCTTCCTTTGCCTGGAGCTGATGCTACTCCTGAGGCTTGGAAAGAGTTTCACACTTCTATTGGGGCTCCTGATTCACCTGACAAATACAATATGACTCTCGACCAGTATCCTGAAGGCGTGGTACATGACCAGAAAATGGAAGATGCTTTCAGAGGAGTCTTTGGTGAGATCGGTTTACGACAAGACCAGGTCACCAAGATTGTTCAAACGCTCGCTGAGTTCCAAGGCGGCCAGGTTGCTAGCATGGGAGAGGCCTCCGACTTACAGGTTGCTGAGTGGGAACAAGAGTCCAAGAAACAATTTGGAAAAGCATACGATGAAACAATATCCCTTGGTCAGCGTGCCGTTGGGTTTATCAATGATCCAGAACTGAGCAACTTGCTCATTGAAACTGGTTTAGCTCACCACCCTGCTGTTACTAAAGCCTTCTCAACGTTCGGTAAAATGATTGCTGAACATCGCGGTGAGGGTGGCGAGGGTGCTTCGTTCAACCAGGTCATGTCTCCTGATAGCGCTAAGCAAGAACTCACTCGACTGCGTGCTGATAAAGACTTCATGACGGTTTATATGGAAGCTGGAAACAGTCCTCAAAAACGAGCGGCCATGGAAAAAATGAATAAGTTATTGGATATGGCTCATCCAAACAATCGGAAGTAGAACCACCGGGTAGCCCGCAAGGGTCCAACGTCTCTAGCCTGACGTTAAAGGTCAGAACAGGTCCGTCCTCGGGTAGCTTGTTTGTTTTCAACCCAACTTTAATATTAACTAGGAGGACGGAATGTCTGACCAAATTACTACCGCAATGGTACAAGGTTACAACGCCAATGTGGATTTCCTGCTTCAACAGGAAGGTTCCCTCTTACGAGGAGCCGTTCGACAGGAATCACAGAACGTAGAGAGCGATTTCTACGATCGAATCGGAGCGACTGACGCTACGGAAGACACCACGCGCCACGGTGATACTGTATACGTTAACACTCCACACGATCGTCGACGTGTTACTCTGCGTGACTTTCATTGGGCTGATCTTATCGACAAGAAAGATAAGCTCCGCTTGTTAATGGATCCGCAGGGTGCGTATACCGTTAATGCTTCTATGTCCTTGGGACGTAAAATTGATGATGTTATCATCGAAGCAGGATTCGGTACTGCCTACTCTGGTAAAACGGGTTCAACTGCAGTTAGCTTTCCAGCAGGTGATATCATCCCGGTAGATTACCATGATGATGGTGGCTCTGGTAACACGGGCTTGACCATTGACAAGTTGCGTCGATGTCGAACCAAGTTGCGACAAGCTCAGGTTCGAAAGAATGAGCCTTGGTATTTCGCATGTTCTGCTCAGCAGATTCAAGATCTGTTGACCACGACTCAGGTCGGTAGCGCAGATTACAACTTGGTCAAAGCTTTGGTCAACGGTGAAGTTGATGCCTTCATGGGTTTCACCTTTATTGAGATCGAGCGTCTTGGTGTAGATTCTTCTGCTTACCGTAAGTGTATGGCTTGGACTCAGTCCGGGATCTTGCTTGCTATGGGCGATGACATCAACACTGAAATTGATCGGTTGCCTGGAAAGAAGTACTCTGTACAGGTGTTTGCAGAAGTTCATTGTAACTCCACTCGTATGGAAGAAGGTAAAGTCCTACAGGTTTTATGTGACGAGACCTAAACCTTGATCTGACACTAGCTACTACTTTGTAGTAGTTACTTTTAAATCTTAACTGGAGCACAGCCATGTCTGATGTAAATGGCGTCAACTACCAAATGACGTTAAATGTTCCGGTAGAGCCTGTCATGAGCAAAGAGTTTCATGGTCGAGTACGTGTTATTCATGATACGTATGAGGCCGCGGCTCTCGCTGCAGGACAGACTATCGGACTTGGTTTAATTCCCAAGGGAGCTAAGATCAAGAGCGCGAAGATTTTATCGGATGCTCTTGGTGCTGGTGTTACTCTTTCTATGGGTGATGCGGGTGACGTTGATCGGTTGATCACCGCCACTGTCTTCACATCCGCAGGTGTCGGCGAGATGGATGAGAATCAGATTGACTCAGGTTTTGGGTATGAGTACACTGCCGAAACTGAGCTCATCTTGACTGTCGGCGTAGGTGCTGCAACTGGCACCATCAAGGCGGTTATTGAGTACACTCTGGACTAACGATCTGGGAGGGGGAATCTTCCCCCTCCCTCCTCTTTAAATGTAGGAAGATAAAATGGCTACTGATCTTTTACAGATTGCAAATAAAACAGCAGTTCTTCTAGGCTCTTCTGTTATCATAACAGACCTGGACGAAAACAAGAAGATCGCCAAAGCATTTAACTTAGCCTATGAGACCTCAAAGGATGCCGTCCTTAGAGCTCACCCTTGGAACTCAGCCAAGGCAAGAGCTAGAATCGGCCCAAATTTAACTCCGCCTCCATTTGAGTGGGATAACCAGTTTGATTGGCCTGGTGATTGTTTACGCATCGTGAGTCTATATAAAGTTCCAGATGACGAATGGATTGTTGAAGGTAAGAAGGTTCTAGCCAATCAGTCCTCTATTGATGTAACGTACATAAAGAGACTTGATGATGTTACTTTGTTTGATGCTCTTCTTGTCGAGTGTATTGCAGCTCGAGTAGCTTCTGATATAGCTAAGTCTGTGGCAGACGACGTCGATTTAGCTACAGGCTTGCTTAACCTATACTTGATGAAGCTTGGAGAAGCACGAACCATAAATGCACAAGAGTCAGGAAAAGAAGAGTTTATCGGCGATGATGAGTGGACGGGAGCTATTGACTTATAATGGGAAACGTACACAAAGTTACTCAAACAGATATGTCTGCAGGTGAGTTCAGTCCTTGGTTGGATACCAGAGAGGACGTTGAGAAACGAACAAAAGGCATGGCAGAGATTTTGAATATGATCTGTCTAAAGCACGGGCCTCTTACAAAAAGAGGAGGTTCTGCTTACATAGCTCCTATCAAGAATGAGAGTGCTGGAGGTCTTTTATACCCTTTTGAGTTCTCTACTGAACAAGCCTATGTCTTGGAGTTTGGAGAACTTTATGTGCGTGTATACAAGGACGAAACTCAAATAGAGTCTGCTCCTACCGTTCCACTGGAAATAGTATCTCCATACACCTTAGCTGAGATAAATGAATGTACTTTTGTACAGTCTGCTGATTTTCTGTACATCTTCCACCCAACTAAGCCAATACATGCAGTGACCAGAACTTCTGACGTGTTGTGGACTATTTTAAATAGTCGCGATCTTGACGGTCCTTATTTGGCCGAGAACACCACGACACTTACTCTAACTCTTGGCGCTCTTTCTGGTGTTACAACACTGACGGCTAGCGCTCCTTTATTCGTAGGCTCAGACCTTGATCGTTTTGTTAGAATAAAGCACGGAACTACTTGGGGTTTTGGTTGGATATCTGGCTACACTTCAAGCACTCTTGTAGAGATAACGATCGTCAATGACTTTGCTGCTGGAGGTCCTGTTACAACATGGAGGCTAGGTTCTTGGTCTCGTGGTTTAGGATACCCTACTGTAGGTGAGTTTCACGATGAGCGTTTGATAGTGGCTTCTACTATTGCAGAGCCAAATACTTATTGGGCTTCAGAGGTCGGTGACTTCCTAAGCATGGCTCCTTCTGATCGAGACGGGACTGTTACTGCTTCTCATGCCTTTCAGAAGACCTTAGCCGCCAACAGAGTTAATGCCATCCAGTGGCTTATATCTGCTAAAAATCTACTAGCTGGAACAACTGATGGTATCTGGAGTATTTTCTCAGGAACAACCACTGAAGCCATTTCTGATGGTAACGCCTTGGCTCGTAGAGAGGTTTTTAACGGAGCGGGTAGAATAGCTCCAGCTATCATAGACAAGTCTCTGGTGTTCGTATCTAGAAGCACTACTAAAATCAGAGAAATTGTATTTGACTTCGGACAAGACGGCTTTGTTTCTCCAGACTTGACTGTATTCAGTGAGCACATACCTCTTGTTGGTATTGGAGGGATCCAATATACAGAAGAGCCTCATAATTTGATATGGGGATATCTTACCGATGGTACACTGCTCTGTATGACCTTTGATAAAGATCAGAACGTTCTTGGCGTACACAGACATCAACTAGGAGCCACACTTGCTGGACCCGCTCTTGTAGAGTCTATTGCTTCAATACCTTCTATCGATGGCAAATCTAACACTTTGTACATGCTGGTAAATAGAACCATTGGCGGAGTTGTTCATAGGTATGTAGAGGTTCTTAAGCCTACTTTCCGCCTCATTGGCTCAGTAACTGCTCACGATGCTTTCTTTGTTGATTCAGGAATAACCTATAGTGGTGTGGCCACTAGTACCATCACAGGGCTTGATCATCTAGACGGAGAAACTGTTTCAATACTCGCTGATGGTAAAGTACATCCGCAACAATTAGTCGTGGGAGGGCAAATAACCCTTGATTACGATGCGGTCAAGGTTCATGTCGGACTGCCTTATACGGCTAGGATGAAGACTTTACGACCTTCAGTTGAGACCACTACTGAGAAATCGCAGGGAGCTGTTATCAACATAAGCAAGGTTATTTTGAAAGTGTTCGAATCCTTAGGTGGTAGTGTTGGACCTACTGACAACTTACTGCAGGATATAGATCCAAGAGACTTTGAAGACACTATGGATACTGCTGTTCCTTTAATGTCTGAACGGCATACCACTGACTTTGAATCAGACTACGAAGAAGAGCATGAAGGAGTTCTAATAGTGCAGAATCTTCCTGGTCCTTTTACTGTTACCCAGATAACAACAAGGTTTAGAGTTAATGCGTAGACTTATAACAGTACCTTTTGAAACCTGGCACTTGGATGCTATAGATATCCCTGAAGAGCAGGTTGTTCGTATCGCTAACGGATTCAAAAAAGAAATAGCTTTTATGCCTTACAACTACCATATAGGCACATGCTTCTATGACGGAGAGGTTCTCATGGTCGGTGGTATAACCAAGCTTTGGCCGGGCGTTGGAGAGCTGTGGTGTTTTATATCTAACTCATTTAACAAGATTCCTTTGCGCGAGTTTATTAGAGTAGCTAACAGCTCTATAGAAGATGCTATTAACAAGTATTCATTTCACAGGCTCCAGATTACTATTGCTAACGATAAGAAACAAATGAAATTCTGCAGGCTCTTCGGGTTTGAGACAGAAGGTCTTTTAAGAAAGTTTACCTCATCTGGTGAAGATCACTGGATGGCTTCAAGGGTGCGATAATGAGCGTTGCAGCAATGATGGGAGGGTCCACCGGCTTGCAGATGGTTGGCACTATGATGTCAGCCAAAGCTAGTCATTCTCTGAACAAGGCTAATTCGAGGATATTCAAGGCCAATGCCTTGGCTGTTGAAGGCAATAGAGAAAACCAGAAGAAGATTGACCAAAAAGCCTTTAGACGTTTTGTTGGAGACAATTTAGTAGCTGCGGGCGGTAGTGGTAATGTAGCAGAGCTGTCTGATGCTGATTTTGACGATATTGCTGATTACGAAAGAGAATCCTTGCTTCTTGATTTTGCAGCAGAAGTTGATGCTCTTAACAACAGGAATCAAGGCCGTATTTCCAACTTCAAAGCGAAGGTGGCTTTAGAGGCTGGTTTTGTTAAAGCAGCTACTCAGGCTGCTGGCGGTGCTTCACAAATAGCACAACTATAATAAAGGTCTATTATGCCAAAAAAGAGATTTGTTTCAAGAGGAGCACCAAAGCCTAATCTAGGACCTTCTATAGTATCTGGTGGAGATATAAGAGATATCCAACAGACTGGAAGAGAGATCGAGAATGCAGGCAAGGCTCTTGGTGTCTATGCTCAAGATGTGAAAAGAAGAAATGATTTCGTTTACATGTCTAAAGCATCCTCTGAGTTCCAGCAGCAGACCATGGATACCATGGAAGATCTTACAAGGAACAGAGATACCTCTAGCCCTGAATCTATCGTATCATTCAAGCAAGACGTTATTGAGAAGATGCAACTGAACATGACGGAGCATATAGACAAGGCTCCGAGTCAGGATGCTAAACTCGCCTTCGAAGCTCGTGCAAGAAGCTTCGTCGATAGGATCACTCCAAGCGTTATTGAGCGTCAAAGAGCTCTGAGTACTGCTGCAACGACCGAGGCCTTAAATAGAGTAGCTGACACAGACAGCAATTTTGGATATGAACAACCCCTGATCGCGCTCGAGGGCTTAAAAGAACAACTAGATAAGAACAACTTCCCTTTCTCAGAAGACCCTGATGTTAGAAAGCTAGAAGAATCCGGAGCACTAGCTCTATCTAATATGACCATGGATAAGTTCAATAACGTCTACAAGAGTACTGTTGGTACTGCGATCTTGAGTGGACTCGTTGATAGTGATCCTAAGCTTGCTGAGCAGATGCTAGAGAGCGGAAAGTTCAATGAGATCCTCACTGAAAAAGAGATGCGTCCTTTTAGAGGAAGAATAAGAAGCCGAATTGAGCAAGTTGATTTGCTGCAGAGAAGTATTTTTGAACAAGGGGTTGCATCTAATATCACGCAGAATCGGCTGACTGGTACCGGTGAGGAGCTCAAAGAAGAGGCCTTCATAGCTGAGTACGGTGTGAAAGGAAATAAAGGCAAAGCAAAATATCTGGCATACAAGCGAGATCAGTTCATAGCCAAAGGAACTCATGATGGTATTGAAGCAATTAAGTTTGCTGATCCAAAAGATGTAAAACACATGATTGAGGCTTCTGTTAAGGCTGGTGAGGGCAAGACCAACTTAACTGATACTCTTGAGATTGCCACTCAGGTCACTAAGGTTGCAGACCAGATCAATGCTGAGCTATCTAAAGACTCCGCCAACTATATCTTAAACATTGGTAAGAACCAGGTTGTTGTTCAAGCCTTTCAGAGGAGCAATGTTGAGGGTATTAAAGCTCTGCTATCTTTAGAAGAGAAAATGGGTATACGTCACGGTGATCCTCGTCGTCGAATACTTCCTAAAGAGGTTGTTACTGCAACGGCAGACTTTCTCAATCAGATGAATGATCCTGCTTTATTTAGGCAAGGCATCCTTTCGTTGAAAAAGAACTACGGAGAGTTCTACAACAATGATGGGCAGCCTGGCGGTCAGCCAAGTCTGTATGAGCTAATGAGTGGAGAGGGAGAGCTTAATGCTAACTACTCCTTTGCGGCTGCTTATATAGAGCACCCACTGTTCTCAGTCGTTTTTGAGGGAGCCAAGATAAATCCTCAGCTAGCTAATAAAGAACTCAAGAACACTGGAGACACCGTTGTAGACTCAATGGAGAAGATTAAGAAGAAGATGGCGGATAATTCAGAGTTTAAGAAATTTCTGGACGTTATGAAGATATCAGGAAAAGGCTCTGCTCGGATGGCTACTTACATAAAGAGGCTCACTGACGTCTTAGCTAACTCCTCTGCGGTTATTCGTTTAACTGACCCTAGGAAGCCTGGTAAATTCTCTCCAAACACCGTTATGGGCGATGATTCTCCTGAAGCCTTTCTTATAAAGGAGCTCATTACCAAGAAGTACGATCTATACGACACGTATGCTATACCCAAAGATCAACTCAATGAAGAAGAGTCTCCAGCCAGTGAGTTCATAGAAACAGAGCTCAAGCATAGGATTAGCAATGCCTCAACTGTATATAAAGGAAGAATCGCTCCAATGGGTTCAAGACTCAGTCATCTCACAGATGATCAGAGAGAAGAAGATACTTTGATCGAGATTGAGAATAATGGATTCTGGGCTAACACCAACGACTTCTCAGGTGTTCAGCTAATGATCAAGCGCCCAGATAGTTTTGATACGATACCTGTGCTTGATCGAAATGGCGATCCAATCATAAACCCATTTAGCTCTATCTTAAGCAAAGAGCCTATTGCTGACCACAGAGCTTGGCATGAGCAAGCGCTTGATGCTATGAAGCCTGTCTTGGATATAGCTGAGGATGCCGTTCCTGTTTTCAGTGGTGGTGACCCTCTTGCAGACTCTTTTACGCCTACCCCTGAGCCGCCTGCGAATGCTTCTACTGCGGACAAGTTTCGCAACAATAAAGAGAGGTTTGAGAACGCCATACGCGGCTTTAAGGAGTTGAAACGATGAGCCACGAGAAATCTGAAACATTTGAGATCGATGGTCGTTTTCTAAACGTCCCTATGGTCGGCTTCAAGAGTGACGAAGAAGCTATTGGTAACTTCCTTCAATCACGCCCAGGTGTGCCTGGCTTTAAGACGCAGGAAGAAGCTATTGCCGCTGCGAAAGAAAGATCAGCCACCTTTGACGGTGGAGCCAAAAGCGATGGTCTTGTTATGCCTCGTCGATTCGATGATCCTGCAAAGGCTACATTTGCAAGAGATGGCTTCGACTCTTCTTTTGGCCAGTTTTCTGATACGGCTGT